CCGCTAGGCTATATGCTTGATTCATGGGCAACATTTGCCATTTTGCGGGGTTTGGGGGGTCAGGGGGGCGGGCGGTCATGACGGCGATCAATTATGACGCCGTACGGGCGGCGCTGGAGGCGACGGGGCTGGTCCTGGACGGGGAACTCCAGACCGACACGCCCAAGATCGTGCGGACGATGGTCACGGACCAGCCGCGCGGCAAGCGTCCGGGTTACTACCGGCTGTGGGAGTCGCGGCTGGCGGATGGCCAGACGGTCATCCTCGGGGTCTACGGCCTGTTCGTCGGCGCGGAGAAGGTGGCCTACAAGGTGCCCTTCCCCAAGGGCGCCACCAAACGCATGGACCCTGCCGCCCTGGCCGCCGCCCGTGCTCGGCAGGCGATGGACGCCAAGCGTGAGGAGCAGGAGCGCCTACGCCTGGCCGCGCGGGCCGCCGATCAGGCTGCCCACTGGTGGGGCCAGTGCCAGAACGGCGGGACCTCCCCCTACCTGGAGCGTAAAGGCTTCGCCCCCGGCCGCCTCTACGGCGCCCGCATCTCCGGCAAATCTTCCAACCTGGTCATCCCCGTTCTCAACGCCAAGGGGGCGGTGCAGGGTCTCCAGGTCATCTATCACGACCCCGCCATCATCCGCCGCAAGGACCGCGACAAGGACTTCGCCCCCCCCGGCATGATTAAGGCCGGACATTGGTATCAGATGGGTTCCCCCTACGCGGGCGGGGTCCTGATCTTGTGTGAAGGCTTCGCCACCGGCGCCAGTCTTCACGAGGCCACCGCCCTGCCCGTCGTCGTCGCCTTCGACGCCAACAACCTGGTCCCCGTGGCCCAGGCCCTCGTCAAACGCTACAAAGGCGTGCGGATCCTGGTCGCCGCCGACGACGACTTCAAGACCCACGGCAACCCCGGCATCACCAAAGCTCAAGCCGCCGCCCTGGCCGTCGAGGGCCACTGGGTCGCGCCGATCTTCGCCTCCCCCGCCGAAGTCGAGGCACGCTCCCGCGTGGCCGCCCTGCCGCAATTGCCCGGCGATCCTGGTCTCAGCCGCGCCGAGAACACCGCCCTCAAGCGGTCGGTATCCGCCACCGTCAAAGCCTGCCAGGCCCGCGGCGCCACCGACTTCAATGACCTGCATGTGGACCCGCACGGGGGCCTGCACCTGGTCCGGGCGCAAATCGAAACCGCCCTCACCGCGGCTAATTGGGGGGCTCTGGCCGCCGCCGCGCGGGGAGCGGCAGGGACGCCCGGGGCCGGCGCGCCACTCACACCTGGGGGGGGAGGGGGCCAGCCGGTCGGTGCACAACGCCCGGAGGCCGTCTCCTCCCTGGGGCTCGATCAACTGGCGGACAGATTCATTCATATCGACGACGCCACCGGCGATTTCGCCTTCGACAACTGGACCAATGCCGTGGTCCGCAAGTCGAAAATTATCGCCATGCTGCCCGCCCGGGTGCGCTGGGATGATGTCAAAGACCATCCGCGCTGGCGGGGGAGGGCGGTGTACATTGACCAGATTGGCTTCGACCCCGGACAAGATGACCCGAATATCCTCTGCAACCGCTGGGGCGGCTGGCCCACGGTCCCCAAAGCCGGCTCCTGCGACTACCTCCTGACCACCCTCCGCTACCTGACCGAAGCGGAACCGCGCGAGGTGTACGAATGGATTCTGAAATGGCTGGCCTATCCCCTCCAGCATCCGGGCGCCAAGCTGCATACCGCGCTGGTGTTCCACGGTCACCAGGGCACCGGCAAGTCACGATTCTTTGAAAGCTACGCCAAGATTTACGGCGAGTACGCCCAGGTCCTCAATCAAGGCGCCCTGGAGGATAAGTTCAACAGCGACTGGGCCGAACGGAAATTGTTCGTGGTCTGCGATGAAGTCGCCGCCCGGTCCGAGTTGTACATGCTGAAAAACCAGCTCAAGGGCCTCATCACCGGCGAGTGGATCCGGGTGAATCCCAAAAATGTCGCGGCGCATCGGGAAAGGAACCACATGAATCTGGTTTTCTTGAGCAACGAAGTCCAGCCCGCCGTGCTCGAAAAGGATGACCGCCGCCACCTGGTCATCTGGACTCCCCCCAAGCTCAATGAATCCTGGTATCAGGACCTCTCCGCCGAGATCGCCAACGGCGGTATCGAAGCCCTGCACCACCACCTGCTGCACCTGGACTTAGGCGACTTCAAGCCCTGGTCCCTGCCGCCGCAGACTCAAGCCAAGCACGATCTCATTGAAGTCAACCGCGAATCGGTGGACCGCTTTGTCGAGGAGTGGGAAGATGGCCTGATTGACGGCCTGCCCCTGTGTCCCGCCGGTTCCAGCGACGTTTACGCCGCCTATGCCGCCTGGTGTCGCCGCGAAGGCGTCAAGTATCCCCGCGAATCCAACCAGTTCGCCGGCTATCTCCTCAAGCAGGACGGCTGGCGGCGCGGCCACCACGACCGCTACGACTCCACCCATTACGTCGGCCCCGCCAAGCGGCAGCGCTTTTTCATCCCCTCCGAGGCCCTGCTCGAACGGGCCGCGGAGCGTCATCCGGCCGCCGATTACCGCAAACGCCCCGACCAGACGCAGACCCAATGGCTGACCGACGGTTATTTTGCCTTCCACCAGGCGGCTAAAGGGGGCTACGGCCAAGATGATTAGCCTGCCGACCCGCGCCACCATCCCCTTTCCCGCCCTGTCCGCCGTCACTTGGGCGCCGTCCCTGGCCCTGTTCGCCTGGATTAAGCCCCTTTTGGTCCCGGACCGCACGGGGCGCACGGGCTACCGCACGGGGTCACCGTCAAAAAACCCGTTACAAAACAAGCGGGCGCACGGACCGCACGGGCCGCACGGGTCTCCACGCGCGTATGCGTACACGTCACCCATCACGCGCGCTCATACGCCTGGCCCTCGCGTATACGCGCGTACATACCCGTGCGCCCCGTGCGCCCCGTGCGCTCCTCTAATAAATAAAGAGTTTTTAGAGAAGCTACCCGTGCGGTACCCCGTGCGCCCCCGTGCGGTCATTCTTCCGACCCGGCTGTCCTGATTCGAGGTTAATGACATGGCTATTGGCATGAGAAAAGCGATCAACGAAAAATGCAAAGACTGCATCTATGATCCGGCATCGGGCCTTGGGACCTGGCGGCAGCAAACGGAAGGCTGCACATCGACCACTTGCCCGCTCTATCCCCTGCGCCCGGTCAGTGCCACGGGTGACGTGGCGTTATCTCGGAAGGCCACATTTAAGGCCAATAACCCCGATTGGCAGCCGCCCCGCCACATCCCTACCGGCTCGGGTCAACGGGGGCGCCTGGAGCCCCGGAATGGCCCCACAATGGAGACTAGCGCCTCTGCCGTGGCGCCGGTTGCGTAACCAGACATGAGCGTCCGCAAAATCGACCTGGCCCGGGCTCTGGGCGTCAACCGCTCAACCATCACCAAAGCCGCGCAAGCCGGGCGCCTGGTCCTGACCGGCGATGACCCGCGCTTCTTCGACCTGGACGCCAGCCTGGCCCGCTACCAGGCCACCAAAGGCGGGCGCCTCGATGTGCAGGAGCGCCATGCCGCCGCCCGCGCCGCGTCCGGCGCCACTGACCAGAATGCCTTGACGGTTGCCGACGCCCCCCCCCGCCGCCTCCCAGCCCCAGGACACCGCCCCCGCCGCCGCCCCCCCCCCCCCCCCCCCCCCCCCCCCCCCCCCCCGCCCCCCCGCCCCCCCCCCCCGCGCCCCCCCCCCCCCCCCCCCCCGCCCCCCCCCCCCCCCCGCCCCCCCCCCCCGGGGGCCCCCCCCGCCCCGGCACCCCCCCCCCCCCCGGCCCCCCCCCCCCCGCCTCAGGCCCCCATGCCCCCCGCCCCCCCGCCCGGGGGCAAAAAAGAAGGGGACGGCGCCTTCTGGGGGCAAGGGGCAAAACACCGGGGAGGGGGGGGCAAAGGGGGGGTTTATTCCTGGCGGGGAAGGGGGGGTTGCCGCCGGGGAGGGCGGAAACCCCCCCGGTTTTGGAGGGGAGGGGGACTTTCGACGCCCCCCCCAAACCGCACTCCGTGACCCCGCCGTACCCGACCGACACCCGCCGCAAGTCCCTCAACGCCTACAAGCACGAGGCCACCACGGCGGACCATCGGGACCTCGTGAAGTGCCTGCTCGACTTGGACGGTGCTGTCGTGCTCTCGGGCTACGACACGGACATCTACGAGCCCCTGGCCGAGGCGGGGTGGCAGCAGGTGACCCGCTCAGTCCACGCCCGCGGCGCTGGTGCTGGCGGCGACAAGGGGCGGACCGAGGTGCTCTGGCTGAACCGCGAACCTGACATCTCCGGCAGGTAACTCATGCTCTCTCCCGGCCATCTCCACCCTTCATCTTCCGTCCTCACCGAGTTCTCGGCCTTCTTCAAGGCGGGGCGCGTCCTCAACAACGGCAACGGGGAGGTCATCCTGTCCCTCGGCTCCGAGTCGATCAACGCGATCATCGACATGGGCAAGGGGGATGGACTGGCCCTCAACGTCACGGTGGAGCGGACCGGGCTTCCTGAGGAGCTGGGATCGCTGGCCGCGGCACTCGGACTCGACATCGTGCCCTCCACCCCACCCTCCTCTCCCTCCTCCTTCGACCCGTTCACCCTCGAGGATGACTGACCATGGCCGCGCGCGCGTCCTCTGCCCCCACCCCCTCTGAGGCTCACAAGGCGATCATCTCCCAGCTCATCGCGGAGGACGCGGAGCTGCGCGAGGTGGCCCGGTCGTTCGTGCTCCTCGGCATGAAGGAGCTCGTCAACCAGCTCGCGCGCGGCGACCAGACGACCCGGGCCATGATCGCGCGCTCCCTGGCCGGCGTGATGACCAAGGCGATCACCGAAGGCGGCGAGGACGAGGGGGCCATGGGCCTGCGGGCCGAGTTCCATCAGATGGCCGCGGAGATCCGGGGGGAGTGGCAGGACCATGACGACACGCCCACCCCTGACACCTTCCAGACCCCATCCCCTCCCCTGACTCCGAAGTCACGTTCTAGTGGCTGATCTCGTCCCCTTCGTCAACCGGCTCCAGATCGTCACCAAGGATCTGCGGGTCGTGCAGCTCGGCCACGTCCTCAACCACGCGCAGTACCGCATCGTGGAGGAGGTGAACCGTGCCCTCAACGAGAAGCGCCGCTGCCGGTTCATCGTTCTCAAGGCCCGCCAGATCGGGGTGTCCACGATCACCGAAGCCCTCATGTTCACCTTGGCCATGCTGCTGAACCGGATGTCGGGGTTGGTCATCTCCCATGAGGCCGACTCCGCGACCCACCTCCTGAAGATGACCAACCACTACTGGGAGACGTGGCGCTTCCGCGACCTCTACACGATCCGCCACAACTCGGTGCGCCACATGAGCTGGGAGGAGAACGGCTCCTCCATCCGCATCGCCACAGCCAAGAACGTGGGGGCCGGTCGGTCGCAGACGATCCAGTTCCTCCACGGCTCCGAGGTGGCGTTCTGGGACGACCCGGAGACGTTGATGACCGGGCTCGCTCAGTCGATCCCCACCACCGCGCCCTCCATCATCGGCCTCGAGTCCACGGCTAACGGCATCGGCGGGTACTTCTACGACACCTGGAACGCGGCGGTCGACGGGGAGATCGAGTACGTGCCCCTGTTCTTCCCGTGGCACGAGCACCCGCAGTACACGGCCCGATACGTGGAGGTGTCCGAAACGCTCGGCGCGCTCAACGACGAGGAGCGGATCCTCAAGGCCATCGGCATCCCCGACGAGCGCCTGGCGTGGCGGCGGTGGGCGATCAAGAACCTGTGCGGCAACGACATCTTGAAGTTCCGCCAGGAGTACCCGACCGTCCCCGAGGAAGCCTTCATCGTCACCGGCACCAACATCTTCCCCGATGCCGAGCTCACCGCCTGCTACGAACCGATGAACGGGATCACCGGTCAGTTGGTTGAAGAGCGGGGGATGGTCCGGTTCCAGCCCTCCACCGAAGGGCCGCTCACCATCTTCAGGTGGCCCGGTGAGGACATGGACCGGCACAAGTACATGATCGCCGGGGACGCGACACGTTCCATCACTGGGGACTATTCGTGCGCGCAGGTGCTCAACCGTCGCACCTGGGAACAGGTGGCGGTGTTCCGCAAGAAGATCGACCCGGTGAGCTTCGGGGACCAGATGGCGCTCCTGGGCCGCTACTACAACTGGGCGATCCTGTGCCCCGAGATCCAGGGGGCCGGTGACGCCACGATCGCGCGCCTCATCTCGGTCAACTACCCGTTCCTGTTCGAGCACCGCAAGGCCGAGAAGATCCCCGGCCAGCCCGAGACGGTGTACGGCTGGTGGAGCGGGGTGCGGGCCAAGCAGGAGGCGATCGGCAACCTCCTCAAGGCGGTGGTCGACCACGACATCACCCTTCACCATCACAAGACCTACGCCGAGATGCGGGCGTACGTGAGCGACGGCAAGGGCGGGTTCGAGAACGGGAGCGGGGAGCCCCACGACGACACGGTGACCGCCATGGCTATCGCCATCTCGTGCGTGATGTACGAAGCCCCCAACATCAACGCGAGCCTTGGGGTGTACGGGGGTGGGGGGTTGAACCATCGCACCAACATCATCAACGAGGCGTTGGAGATGAGTGGGATGGGGGATGTCCGACCGAGCACAGGTGCTATGGTGCAGCCGGCGTTGGGGATGGTAGAAGGAGTTGAGGAGGACGATGAGATCCTGCCCTGGGAACACGGGGACCAGGAGGAGAGGATGGCGAAGGTGCTGGAGCAGAGCGGAGGAGGAGAATGGTGATGGTGAAGAAGGCGATGAAGGCGAAGGACAGTGACGATTTTGGCGCGGCCACGGAGCGCGCGATCCGGCCGTACTACGAGGACGACTTCGCCACCATCTACCACGGCGACGTGCTGGACGTACTCGCTGACTTCGAGACGCCCGTCGACGCCGTCGTCACCGATCCGCCCTACGCCAGCGGCACCCGGCTCGAAGCGCACAAGTCGAGCAGCGGGGCCATGCTTCGGGCCGGTCGGTTCGCAGACCGGCCGATCGAGCTCGACCAGATGACCACCACCGGGTTCGTGTGGCTCATGCGGTCCGTGGCGATGGGCTGCCGTTCGCTCCTGCCTGACGGTGGCTCGTTCCTGTCGTTCATCGACTGGCGTCAGTGGCCGAACCTCGTCGCCGCCTTGGAGACGTGCAACTACCGGGTGCAGGGCATGGTCGTGTGGGACAAGGGCCACTTCGGTCTCGGGAACGGGTTCCGGTCGCAGCATGAGCTGGTCTGCCATGCCTCGAAGGGCACCCCGACGATCCACGACAAGGGCACCGGCAACGTTCTCCACTTCGCCCGCCAAAAGCCGATCGACCACCCCAGCCCGAAGCCCGAAGGGCTCATGCAGCGGCTGATCCAGGTGGTCGCCCCTGCCGGGGGACTCGTGCTCGACCCATTCATGGGATCGGGGACGACCCTCAAGGCGGCGAAGAACGTCGGCCGGAAGGCCATCGGCATCGAAGCCGAGGAGCGGTTCTGCGAGATCGCCGCCAAGCGCCTCGCTCAAGAGGTCCTCGACTTCGGGGGTGTCGCATGACCACCCACCGTGACGCCCGTTTGCCGACGCTCAACGTCCCGGCGCACGTATCCGGCAGTTCTCCCCAGGAGGCTCCCGATGCCGATGTCTGACGACGGCACCCCGGTCTACGTGCGTCGTGTCACCGCCCCCGGCACCACCACCAAGCGCCCCCAGCACGTCTACGAGACCGATCTTCGCACCACCCCTGGCGGCTGTCCCATCTTCTCGGACCTCACCCGCAAGGTGATCTGCGAGGTCACTACCAACGTCCGCGAGTCGTTCATCTGGTGTGGGGAGTGCCAGGAGGCTCGCGAGTACACGCAGCTCCGCAAGTCGTATCAGGCCCAAGGGGTGAGCTTCCCGCGCGTGTGGCAGGACATCGGGCTCCCGAACCCCGCGACCGGCAAGGTCGAGTCGGACCCCAAGAAGTTCCGTGAGCACCTTCGCATCGCGTCGGAAGAGATGTCCGAACGGCTCGGAGCGAAGGTCGACTACCAGCCGGTCGACCTCACCGACCGCGACGCGCTGGGCGTGACCGACGAGGGGTTGGATGCGACCCACGACCACCAAGTCCGCACCGGGCAGAAGGACTCCCGAGGTCGCTTCGTGTTCCCCGTGGACGGCTAGGAGTAGCATCCCGCCATGGCCATGCCGATGGAGCCGAACCTCGCCCCCCCTGCTGCTCCTCTCGCGGCCCCCCCTCCCATCCCCTCTTCCCCTCCCGACATCGCGCCGGTCACCCCTCTCGGTCCTCGCCGCGCCAAGTCCCTCCGCAAGCAGCGCGAGGCCGCGACGAAGGCCCGCGAGTCCTACGCGAAGTCGCACCGCTACACCGCCCCCACCCATGAGGACTCTGAGCTGGCCGGGTTCGTGCGGCAGCTCTTCTACGACGCCCGCGCCGCGAAGCGTCCGATGATGAGCCAGTGGAACGCGAACTACCTCTACC